AACCTCAAACGGAGAATTCGCTTGCCGCCCAATTTTTTCCCGGCTTCCGGCTCAAAATTACGGCTATCGCACCGAAGAAACCGAGGAACTAGCCCAAGACCCCTCGAACTGGCTGACCACATTTCCTGATGAAATTCTCTGTGGCCTCAAAACTAAATTTTTCAACTTTTACCGAGACTATCTCGACTGTCAGACCGCCAAGCCAGAAGTTTTGGACTGGCTGGCACAACTGCATGGATTGACCGGGGAACACTGGGATCCGGCATGGCAAGAAGCTTTTAAGCGAAAAGTGATTTGCCACGCGATCGCGATTTGGGAAGGAAAGGGTACAGAAGAATTAATGAACTGGCTAATCCAATCCTACGGAATCACCACCTGTACCACCCCGAAAGACCTGTGGGAGTGTGAGAATTTTATCGCTGGTGAATCCAGGCTTGATTGGCCAATCAAGGGCAGTGCTTTAGAAAGCTTTATCCGAGTACCCCTGGGAACCTTCAATCCGAAATCCCCTGAATGGCGACTATTAGCTCGGTGGATTCGGCTTTATATGCCAGCGTGGTCAATTTCAATCATTTGCTACTGCTATTTTTACGCCAACCACTCAAGGGTCGGGGATGGGGTTTTCGACCATGTTTTAGAGCAATGTCAGGGACTTGTCCCCGCCGGGGAGAACCATGTCGAAACCTTTTATCTTGCCAATAGTGAATTAGCCCAAAATGCCCCGATCGCGTATTTTGCCGGATTGCTTGAATACTTGGCTCAAATATTAGGTCTGACCGGCTATGTGACCGAGGTAGAATCTTTTCGTGCAGGGGTTTCCCAGGTGCCTGCCACGGTTTTGGATGTGGGGAATTACCCCGAAAATCCCGGACTATTTTGGCGGATTGACCCAGGTGACGAACTCTATGAAGACTATGCCCAGACTTGGCGCGATCGCGAAAGACTTGTGCAACTCTACCGCCCCTACCAAGACCAATGGGAAGTCAATATCGTCTGCCACGATTATTTCCGTACCGACATCTCAGCACCAGGACACCCGGTTTTCGATCCAGTTTTTGAAGCAACTATTGATGCCGCTAGAGCATTTTATGTGGGCAGAGAGGCATTGGTTGAGTCCGATCCGATCGCCTATTTTGCCAGCCTGATTGAAGAATTGCTTACAGTTCTTAGCCTGAATGCGACCGCAGAAAATTTAGGCGATCGCATTCAGGTGATTTTTGATTTAGCAAATGGGACTGAAGATGCGATCGGCCAAACCAGGCGACTAATTGAACTTTACCAACCTTATTTTTCTGACTTAATTTTAAGTGTCGGTTACAGCGACTTTTACGCGGGGATTTCTCAGATTCCTCACTATATGCCCTAAATAGGCAAGCCTACAAAAAAAACCAACATTCTATTATTTTTTATACAGAAATAGGCTTTAAATATGCCCAAGACGACTTTTGGTTCCGGTACGATTGTCACCCCTGCCTGGTTCAATGCCCAACAAAATCTTATTTTTGATGGACAAGACCTAGACGGGCATCAGGCAAAATTGACGGACGCCTCGCTATCTGATGATTCCAACCAAATCAAGTCCCGATTCAGTGCGATCGCGGACGAATTTAAGGTGTCTTTGCAATCTCAGCAAGGGTTATATATCAAGGTAGCGGCAGGCAGATTCAAAAACGCACAGCAGGAAGTTTTTGATATTACCGAGACGGTTATTCTTACTCAAAATAACGCCGTTAATTACGTTTATATCAACTCTTCTGGCGACATTATTGTCGATGTGTTTTTGCCCGCAGGGGTGCTGCTATTGGCGGTTGTTTCCACCAGTGGGGGCAATGTTTCCTCAATCAGCGATCGCCGCGCAAGATTTATCGAGCCTGCCGGGGCTAGTCCCGCAGTTGGGGATTATGGAAATGCGATCGCCACCCTTCAATATGTCAAACAATCATTGCTTGCCACTTTTTTCGGCGTGAATGTCCCTAGGTTTGAGTTCACCACAAACTCGATTTCGTGGACTAATGGCATGGCAGTTTTCGACGGAGCTAATCACGCGATCGAAGAAGGGACGCATACATTTATTTCTTCTAATTCTGGATGGTTTTACCTGTGGGCCGAGGACAATGGCGCGGATGCAATTATTGTGGTATCAATCTCCGCGCCAACCCTAGCAACACAGCAGCTATGGTGGCATCTGGACTTGAACTTAGGATCAATCCGTCAAGCAATACCCGCCAAACCTGGATTTGGTATTTAATTGGAGAAACAAGATGACTGACAACCCTTATATCAATAAACAAAACTGGGGTCGCGACCTTTTGGATCGCCTGAATAATTTCAGCAATGAGGATGGTAGCTTTAATGTGTGGGAAGAGTTGCCCACAGTGGGGAAAGATGGGCTACCATTAGATGAATCCCACAAAGGATATACGGGATTTATTACATCAGCGTCGTCTCAGTCGGCTATGTACTGGGATGGCTCAAGATGGATTGTATTATTTGTTATTCCATTCGTAACAACGGGTGAAGAAATCCCAGTAATCTCCAACCAAATAACCAGCACTAATAAATTTCAAATAATAGATGCGGGACTGGGCGAATCTTTTTTCTACGTTATTTATTCTGGATCTATTATTCAAGTGTCCCGTGTTTCCAAGATAACTGGATTAACAGAATGGACGACTAATGTCCCATTTGCCGCCAATCAAATTTACTGTGAATTCTTTAACTACAATGGAGGGGCACAATCTGTTGCACAAACTAATACACAAGTGTTTGTCCAGATACGCGAATTTACTACGGCAACGCCAGCAATCGACTCAACGGCTTCTGTCACAGTTTTCTCCTTGAATTTGGTGTCTGGAGTGATGCTTTGGAAAACAACGCTCCAGACGATTCCCAGCAGAAATAGTTACGTTTGGCTGACAGTAAATCCACTGGGAAATCTTTATTGTATTTTATACCCAACTACGAACCTATACCAAATCAATTCGACCAGTGGGGCGATCATTAATTCAGTCTCAACTCCAGATAGCAGCATTAATGTAAGACGCTTATTCTATGACTCATTGTCTCAACGATTGATACTGTTTTCTGTTAGAGAAAATAATACTATTTATGTGCTTAATCCCAGTAATCTGTCAACGATAGCAACATTATCAATACCTGATGTTTACGGCTTATTCTATCTTAGTTTGTTTTATTTTGATGGATTTATTTACTATTTGGGTAGCAAGTTCTCGGAGCATTATCCACTGATAAGATATTCCTGCGTTAATAACACGATATCATCATTATTTTCGCTATCTTCTGATATCGTAGAAAATTTTTTAAGCAACAAGTTCATATTAAGCGGGTTCTACGAAAATAACAAACTAACCCTCTTGACTCCATCAGATGCAGTTATTAATAAAATAGAAATAACTGCATCTCAATCAGTGACTAGCGAAATGGTAATGCAAAATCTTGGCACTTATGCTCCATGCGTAAATACCAGCAAGTATTCCAATATTTATTTGCTTAAGGTCTTGTTAGAAGAAAAAGGTTTTGGCACGAATTATTCGTGTCAGGCTGGATATTCAATAGCAACAAAAAGTGGTAGAAGTATTGCCACCCAAAATACAGTTAGTTCATACAACAATTCAGCCGTTAAAGGTGAGATAAACTGCAATAGTCTTTTTGCTAATCTATTAATTTCGTCTTCATCCCGATTAAACAAGATAGAAATACCCTCCAGCCAACCACCTCTGTCTCAGAGCGGAATCCCAGAGAGGAAAAAGGAAAGAGGCATATATTTTGATTCTTTCTTTTCGCTGTATTCGTTAATGGGGACTCATAATGCATTAGAATCTCGCGGATATAGTGGAATTGGTGCAGCTTATACTTCAGGCTTGTTGTGGGGATGTTATCCTTTAAATGGCAGTCTCGTTTCTTCAGTATCTACTCTTTTTGCTGGCGCATTTATTCACGATCCAAACTTAAATAAATTCTTTTGGGAAAATAAAAACGATTTGGTCGGGATTGACCAAGTTGTACCATCTTTTCCAAAAGGGGATGGGGTAACTCTTTTTGGAAATAGCTTAGGAATTGGCAATCAATCTCCATCATTTAAGCTAGATGTTGTAGGCACCATTCGAGGAACAGAAATCCGCAACTCTGGAGGCGTAATCACTTCAGATCCTCGCCTGAAAATCAACATGACATCCTTAAATGGAGGCGAACTTTGGGAAGTATGTCAACTACTCAACCCGATTACCTTTGTCTACAAGCCAGACTTTGAAGTTGAAACCCAGGAAATCAGCAAAGATGAAGGCGGCAACGATGTCATCAATACAACAAAATCCAAGTGGCCGTTACCACAGGGAATCCAATATGGGTACAATGCACTGGAAGTCGAGGAATTATTGCCAGAGTTGGTAGACGACGATCCTCAAGGAATTAAATACCTAAATGCCGGGGCATTATTCCCAATTTTTCAGGCAGCCGCCACAAGCAAGATTCAATCCCTGGAGTCTGAGGTTGAGTCCCTAAAGCAATTAGTTCAATCATTAGTTACAAGAATTGAGGTACTGGAAAATGCTTGATTTACCCGCATTAACGCAGCAGCAGATCGATCGCATTAAAGAATTTGTATCATCCTTGCAATGGATGTATTTTAAGTTAGTTGGCAAAAAAGAGGCAGTTATCGGCGCATACCTGGAAATCCTGGAAATGGTGCCAATGGAAGCATTCTGGCAAGAGATGGCAGCAGGGAATATTTCGAGAGAGCGGCCTGCGGATTTTGACCAAAAATCTGCTTGGGAGCAAATTCTGTGGATTAGACAGTACGGCATCAGTACAGCATGGAAGATAATCGAAAAGCTGGAGAATCGTGACGGCATCGAATAGCCAAAAGCAGAGTAAAGAATTTGTAGAGGGCGAATTCCGAAAAGGGAAGGCGCCCTATATTGTAGTGAGGGAAAATCCAGATATTCCTCGATCAAGTATTTACCATTGGTACAAATCAGGGGACTGGAAAGAATCCGAATATACCCCCGCAAAACTTCAGCCCATCCCCACACCTCACCCGCACTTTACCCGATTAGATCCCCAGGCAAAGTACGACAAATTAGAAGATATTTTATGGGAACACGCCACAAGCCCAAACGACACCACCTCGGTAGTAGTACAAGCTTGCCAATGCTTGCTTAAAGTTTTCAAAGCCAGAGACGAGGTAAAAACGGATGCAGCACTCAGTGACACCGAAAGAGTGGCAAGAATTAATGAAATTCTTATCGCCGCAAGAAATCGCCGAAATGGACAGGCTTCTGTCTCAGGAGACGAATAGCTGGTTCAATGAACTTTGCGGAAGCTTTGACCCAAGCCATCCAGCATTTAATAATATTTGTGATCGCCAAGTTCTCATGCAAGCCTGTACTGACTCAAGTCGGTATAGAGAGATAGAATTGCAGCGATGCAAAGATGATGTAGTTCACTGGCTAACGTATTGGGTGTGGACTTATGATCCTCGCTTGTTGCCCGGTTCGGCTGTACTGCCTTTTGTGCCGTGGCCTCATCAAGTGGCTTATCTCCGGTGGCGCGACGATCGCATCGAAAATCGTGAAAATGGCCTAATCGAGAAATCAAGGGATAGCGGATTATCATGGTTGAATATCGCCCATCAGACCCACCGATGGCTATTTTCCCCCGGCTGGAAGGGGACGATCGCATCCCGGAAAGAGAGTTATGTAGATCGACTAGGGGATCCGGATAGCTTACTCGAAAAAACTCGAATTATCCTCAGATACTTACCCGACTGGATGCGGCCTACAAAGTATTCCGAGGGATTCCTCAAAATTATCAATTTTGATAATGGCTCGACTCTAACCGGAGAGACCGGCCACGAAATTGGCCGTGGGGGGCGATCGAGTGCAGTCGATATTGACGAGGCCGCATTTTTAGAGCAAGCCGATCGCATTGATGCGGCTGTTTCCCAGAATGCCCAGGTAGTTTTCTGGACATCGACTCCCAAAGGCAAGGCCAATTTATTTGCCAAGAAACGATTCAGTGGGAGAATCCAGGTTTTTCGGTTCCACTGGACAGACGACCCACGAAAAAACAAGGTCTGGTACGAAAAAGAGAAGGCTCGGCTAGAACCTGTGGTTTTGGCTCAGGAAATTGATATTGATTATGATGCCAGCGATCCCGACAGCTATATCCTCAGCAAGTGGGTAGCGGCGTCCGAGTCCTTGGAAATACCAGAATGCTACTCTCACAAGATTGCTGGCCTTGATATTGGCTTATCGGGTGATCGCACTGTTTTGGTAGTCCGCCAAGGTTCAAACGTGATTTTTTGTGAATCATGGCGGGGGCTTGATACCACCCAATCGGCTTTCAAAGCTGTAGAGATTTGCCGCAATCAGAAAATATTTCACCTGATTTTTGATGCGGATGGGGTAGGGGCTGGGGTTGCGGGAACACTTGGGGCAATCGAGAATTTGGAATTAAAATTTTACCCAATCCACGGCGCGGGAAAGCCCTCAAATTTATGGTGGCCAGGGGAGCGAAAGCGATCGCACGAAAAATTCACCAACCGACGAGCGGAAATCTGGGGAATTCTCCGGCAAAGGCTGATCAAAAGTTACAATCTCAAAGAATCCCTGGAGCCCGTGGATCCGGAAGATGCGATATTTTTTGCTCCAAATTTACCCGGCAAACTGGATATTCAGGCACAATTATCAATGCCGCGATCGCGCACTCTGACCAATGGCAAAATTCAATTAGAGAGCAAGCGGGAAATGGCCATGAGGGGAATTGATTCACCTGACTATGCCGATGCTCTTTGCTATGCCTTTGCTATTTCCCCGCAGACAGAGGACACGGAAGAACCCCAGGTTTGGGGCAGTCGGTTGTCCGCATTTAAGGGGTACAAATAGCAAAAAGCCCGGATATGTTCCGGGCTTTACAGACATTTATTCCTCCTAGTCTAATGAAAATCTTTACTCTTGTTGGTCAAGTATAAAAGAATTGATTTAATTAAGAATTAAGCAATCCAAGATTGAATATCTTCAGGCAAGATGCCAGAATTCCACATTTCATCAATAATTTCCTGGCGCTTTTTGCCTTTCACCTTGTGGGCTGCGGCGTATTTTTTGATGTCTTGCCAGCGAATACTGGCCATCTTGGTTGCCCATTGAATTCGGGATGCGTTTTGGATGTCGGGGAAATCGTCGCCATCATTAAGTGGCACCTGTTCGGGTTCCGTTTCGGGTTCAGGCTCCGCTTCAAGGTTGTCCGTCTCTGGCGGTAGCAAGGGACGGAAACAGCGTCGGCCACTGGCATCAACGTCAATCGTTTCACCCGATGATTCTGTGGGGCTTGGCTCAACTTCAGTTTCAGCAGTTACAGAATCGGTCATTGCCTCAATCGAGGGGCAATCAACCGATTCTGCCGTGATTGTCGCCATTTCGCGGAGAAATTCCTTAAGCATATCGGGTTCAGCAAGTGCCGCGATCGCATTAATAGCGGCTTTATACTGGGCGATCGCGCTTAATCCTTGCTGTTCGGCTGACTTAATTTTTTGTTGATTTTCCTGTAGTTCAGTTAGTTGCTGTTGCAACGAGACGATCTGGGCTTCAATAGCGGCGATTTGATCAGAAGAATTGTTCAGAGTTGCTGTAGCGAATGTCATGGTTTTAACCTGTGGTGTAAGTGAAGTGAATTTTTGAAAGAACGGGGCGATCGCATCACCGCCCCTGGTTGTCTAGTTGAAACTTACAAAGAAGTACCCGCTAGGGTCTGCATATCGATACTGGTCTGGGGTGTAGCGAAAATTCTCTTGCAAGGTTGAGAGTTCAATTTTTCCTTGTCGGGATGCTGCATAAGCCCATTTCCAGAATTCCTTGGGGTTAAGCCCACCTAATTGCTTGGCTAATTCGTAGGCCGGGATGTAGTTGTCAAATTCTTTAATCAGTTGGGTAAAGGTCACGGCGGGGGTAGCTTGGGGCGCTTGGGTTGGTTCAACTGTGGGGGCGGCGGATGTGGTGATGGTCTTGGAAAATGCGATCGCCTTCACTTCATCGAATTTGGCCTGTAGCACTTCGCGTTTTTGGTTGAGTTTGAAGCCTTGGGGAATATGACCGGCATTGCGTAAAGCTTTAAGAGTAGTTTGTAGTTGGCAGTAGTTCATGGTGTTCTCTGTTTGTGTCTGTAGTGTTCGTTTGTTCATATTCTTAATATACCCTGATTTTACCCTGATGTCAACGGGTAAACAATTAAACTTTACGCTAAAAATCGGCTAACACAATGAGAAAAACTTATAAGATATTTTTGCATATCAGGGTATATACTAAGGTAATACTACACCAAGGAAACAAATATGCCTACTACCGCCAAAAACCAGCGAACCGCCACATTTAATGTCAACATAGAGATGTGGGACTCCTTCAAGAACAAAACCTCGGATGAAGGCACATCTGCCACCAAGCTATTGAATACTTGGATCAAAGCATATTTAGAGGGAGAGAATCCCTTGGCAGCCCAGTCAGAGATCGAAGAAATCAAGGCGCGATTGCGGAGCCTTGAACTTCGCAGCGATCGCTACGAAAGAAATTATAAGCCCTAATTATTACCCTGGTTAAATTTGTGCTAAAACTTTAATCATTTACCCATTGACACTAGGGTAATATCAGGGTAAATTAGAGATATAAGCAAAAAACACAAACACAGCACCATGAAAATTCATCTGTTCCCTGCGCCAGGAATTGTTTTTACGATTTCCCTAGAAGGCGTAAATGGAGTTTTCGATCTTCAGCTATGGAATCCCAACCACGCTGAGTACAAAAATCACCACCAGTGGCTTTTCTCGTATGGAGAGGCGCAAATGCCTAAAGTTAAAGAAGCGTTGTTATTCTTGTATCGAAATACTTCGCAAGCGTTTAACTCAGTAAATCCCCTTGGCTTCACCGACCGAGATAAAGATTTCGGAATTAGTCTAGGATTTACTTTGACCAACACCAACGACTTATCCCCGCGTCAATGGGACGCGGCCAAACGCTTAGTTTGTCGATATAAATTAGTGCTGTCAAAACACGGTTTTGATACACAATTTTAGCTTAATCGCGATCGCGCATAGTGGATGCTTAACTGGAGTCGGAGCCGGGCGATCGTATTCCCGAATAGGGAAATAAGTACATATCGATCACATTTAAAAACAAACACTATGGATAACTTCAAAGT